AACCTTTTGCAGCTGCGCCGCCAAGGGCGCCAGCACCTTGTGCAAGAGCGCCTCCTGCAGCCGCAGCACCTTGTCCTATTGCGCTCATCAAGCCACCTAGAAACATTCCTTGTGGTTCAAGAGATGCAATGCCTCCTTCAGCCATGTATTGCGGCTGTGACGACACCATCCCGCCTTCAGCTAGTCCAGCCATTCCGCTGAAAGGGTTGAAGCCGCGAGAAATGCCAGAGTCGCCAAAAATGTTCCTGCCAAGAACCAAGCTTCCACCTGGGGTGTTAAGTAGCTCTTCCCGAAATTCTTCCATTGACTCAAATGGTTCTAATCCAGCCGCTATTCTTCTAGCGTTGATAGCATTTAAGGCAGGGTTTGTATCATCTTCATCGCCTATAGGGGATCCATCTTCGTACTGTCGAATAACTTCAGGCTGCGTTCCAGCAGGAACAAAACCTGGTGGGGGCATAGGCGCCTGCAATGGACCGCCAACATTTGGTGCCATTCTTTCGTAGTTCGCGTACTGAGCACCAGGCATGCGTTGATAACCCAAAGATCCTGCAAAAGGATTAGTCATTCCCGGCGCTAAAAAACTGGCACTGCGTGCAAGTGCTGGGTTTATTTGTCCGAGAGGACTAGGGGCAAATCTATTGGTAGAACCAGGTTGGTTGAGAACCTCCATAGTTCTTTGTTTTGATTGCTCTCTTAATTGTTCCGTGTTTGCTGACATATTAACACTTCCACCTGCGTCTAGCCTGACGCAATCTTGAGTTAGGATCTTTTGCTGCTTTCGGGAACTTCTTCATCTGTCCAGCAGATCTAGCACAAAAAGACTTCCTGCGCTTTGCCCTCTTGCCCGTAGGCTTATCTTCTGTTACCGCTGTCTGGAGTTTACTACCAGGATTTGCTTTGCGATAGGCTTTTACACCCGCCTTTGTCATGCCAGCACCTTCCTTTGTTGGAAGGTAATTAGCTGATTTTCCTGTAGTTGTTTTTTCTATTGGCTTCTCGCGCTTACGTTTAGCCGCCTTAGACCTGCCGCCTGTAACTTCGCCGCCACCGCTGAATTCTTGAGCATATCTTCTGAACATCAGGAGTACCTTGTTCTTTTGCGTCGATCAGACATGACAGCGCCACAACCTCTATGGTTTTTACGAACTTCACCGCCTTCAGCTTTCTTTACAACACGACGGCCTTTCGCAGATGCTGGTGAGGTGAACGTTTTAACATTGGTGGGCTTGCCACCGACGCCTTGTTCTTTTGCCCGCTTACGCTTAACCGCACTAGATCGTTCAGAAGCGGTCATAGCCTTTGCCTTTGACCTAGGCACACACTTTGGGTATTTGCGGCTACGGCTTTTTGTACTTGATCGGCCACAAGGTTGGAACTTGCCGTCTTTCTTGGGCGCTCCAATGTCAACCCAGTCGCCTTTTGCGCCTTTGCCAAACCACTCTTTCAGGCTCATACAAGCTTCGTCCTAGGACGCTTGCCGGATAGCATGCCGTTAAATCCTCTGGGGTCAATCACCCTAGCGCGTTTAGCAGCAAAGCCGCCGCCATTCATGTTTTTAGGCTTTGGCCCTTTAAAGTCTTTTCGTTTTACTCCAGAAGGATCTTTGATCTTGCCCGCACATATCTTGCTGGCATACGCATTTGCATACGCTGAAGGGTACACATCGAATTTGCGTTTAGCTGCAGCCTTTCCTCTAGCACATAGTTTTCCCATTAACCTACACTCACCACTATATCGCCGTTAGTAATCACCTGAACCGTCCCTACTTGGCCTGTGGCCTCAAGGGGGTTAGAGCCAGACTCTGTTTGCGTACTGACATTCAACCACTCGTTGCCAGTATAAAGCTGTAAAGAAGAGATGGAAGTGTTCCAAATAACATCACCAGCATTAAACTGCAATGTGTCTCTTTTATTACTCGTGTACTGCGGAGTCGCATCGGGATCAAACGAATCAAGACTTAACTCAAGAAGACGTATTGTCCTATTGAACGTATTTCCATCAACGTCATTTGACCCGTAAACAAATGGCAGCCTACCCTGTAAAATCTTGCTCATCTTCGGCCATTAGGCTGTAGATCTAACCGGGTCCCACCAACTCTAAAACCAACACCTAATCGATTACCAACATCTGCATTGTCATCTGACTCAAACCGCACAACAGCCTGACGACCCCTTGCTCGTGTATCAATCTTGGTCGTGTTTGTTGTGAACGAAGATGTTTGATCCGTTGTAAGACTTTCACCTGGGTAGTTTCTTGCCTTCAACACAAAGTTAATTGTCTGTGTATCACCAGAATTACCAGTGAATTTAACATCAGGTATGCATCTTCGGATAAACTGAAACTCTTCCCCTTCACCCAAATCAAAATCACCGCTTTCAACGAACACGTTGTCCATGGGCGACCCATCAGCATCAAAGCCTGTTTCGTGCGAATAGATGTAGTTATTGCCGTTGTCATACCCAGCTGCCCTAGGAAACGAAACAACCCCTTCATCAAGCCACGCGGTTCTAGATAACTCACCGATGGCCCATGTTTGATCGACATAGTTGTAGGTAACATACTTATCAATGACGTTGCTTGACGCCGAACAATAGAACCAACCCACCTCATCAAACTGTTTGTTGAGGAATCCAAAAACTTGGAACGCTTGATCTTCGTTTAAATCATCAAAAACATATGCATGTACTGAACATGGTATTGGTTGAACTGCGCCTTGATAAGAATAAAACCCTTTCTTGTCCATCCAGAAAATGCCTGATGGCGTATTCACTGGTGCATTTGGACCAATCAAGCTTACGCCTTCATTGATCAGGTTAAGGCCAAACGTAAGTGGAGCGCCAACAAACTGAAGGCTATAGAGTGCGACATCAGTCCATATCAACGTTTCTTGTCGGGCACGCAAGCCGCCAATGATCTGAGACCCTGCTGAACAACGTAGGGATCCAGCCGTGTTAGTCGCTGTAGGCTCCCATTCAGCTATGTTTTCTTGATCTGAAAAGGAAATTAGCAGCGGGTCTATGGAACCCGTTCGTGCTGTGGCTGTATTGTTAATAGGGTCTGCGCCTAGAACAATTACATGACGATCAATGTCGGACACAATAACTTGCAACCCTAACGTGGGGGCAAGGTTTGCATCAGGCAGATCACTTATCGCAACAGCACGAGTGTTGTAGGTAGAGTAATCCCAATAATAAATTCCACCCGCTCTGACGTTTGCAACCAAGTCCTCGCCAAAACTATCCATAGACCAGAGACGCAGTTGGTTAATGACGTTCAACGGGCTGCTTGATCCAAATGGCCCAGATCCCCAAGCGTTTGTACCCCAGCCTGAACTTGGGACATATACATCTAGTCCAACGCTAATTTGGTAAGCCCCATCTACGCCAGACCCGCCATTGCCAGTGTCGGACGAATCTGCAGTTACGGTCACACCATTCGTATCTTTTGCGGTAATTAAATAGGAATTAGAGTTAGAGATAGAATCTATTTCGTATTCTTGGTTCAGAACGGCAGCGGTGATGTTGCCGCCTAAAGATACTGCGTCTGAAAACGTAACAAAGTCACCTTTGGCCGCATCGTTTGATGCGTCAGTTACAGTAATCGTGGACGATCCATCTGTTGCAGCAAAAGTTACTGAGTTAGTAGATGTTTTGCGAATAGGTGTTATGTCGTCGTAGGTTGCGTTGTTTTGAATATATAGCTTCGTTCGCGTGCCAATACCCAAAAGCCGTTCATTGTCTAAGGTAGTCCAGGATAGAAGCTTTCTCCCAGAACCGTTGAACGAGGCAGTAAGGTATTTAACCCACCCACCAATTTTCTCTGGAAATCCTTTGCGAAACCGCATTAGATTGCCGTCAAACCAACCACCTTCTGCAGTGTAGCTAGTACCCTCTTTATTAATACCTGGATTGAAGATGAACTTCTGCAAAGGCATTAGCGATACTCCCCAGTCCTTATCATTTCAGTAACTTCTTCGGCTCTTCGACCTACTTGTTTGGCCCAACGACTATCCATGAACTCATCAGCAGCAATATCAAACTGCTCACGGGACATAGCTTCTAGAGCCTTAACAAATCCGCGCAGCCGTGTAATACCCAAATTGAAACACATATCAACCATAGCGTCCCGCCTGGCTTTGTTCAGGCCGCCGTACCAATAGTAGGCATCTTGCAATTCTTGATGGCAACGCTCTAGATCATTGTGTAGTAAGTAGTCAATTTCATCTTCAGACAACCCAAGACCAGACTCTGATATGTTTCGACCTACGCCTATGGTCTCAAAACCCGCAGTACACAAATACACTTTAGACTTGACGCCTTCATGGCGTTTTATCATTTCAATTAGCTCGCCCATTACTTCTCTCTAGCTACCTGATTGACTTTCTCGTATGAACGCATAGCGCCCAAACCGAGCATCCCCATCATAACGGGGACAAGAAGTGTTGTATCTACTTCCGGTACCGCAAACCAAATACCTAGTATGTTTGCAATAATGGTGTTGTACAGCAGTCCCAACGCACAGATCCAGCCGATAGCGGGTCGCCATCCAGCCACAAACAGTGATTTGTGCGCGGCTTCCATCTTGTTAATTTCTAGCTGGCCCTTGAGCGCCTCATGCGAATGCTTTTCAGACATAGTAGCAATCTCATGAGCCAAGGCATTCTTCTGATCCTTGTCCTCAATAAACTTGTCCAGTAGCCCTGTAACCGGCCCTACTAATGATGCGACGATGCTCACAGAGAATCACCGTTTCGTATGTAGATGATATCAAGACTAGCAGACACGGCTATATCAGAAGCCGCAGAATCTCCAATGCAGCGAACCTCTATATCTGTTTTTTCTTCAAACTTCAAAGGAATGCTGTAAGTCTGATGTAGCACGCCATTATCAATAACGTGCTTATCTTTAGTTTGAAATACCTCGCCAAAAGGCCGCGCAACCAAATGAATTTCTGCGTATTTATTGTTTTGCGCTGTAGCGGCAGTAATGTCTTTTTGAAGTAAGTAGGCTGTGTGGTCTGCTGGAACCGTCCACAGTGCCATAAGCGTCTGATTGTCACCGATAGCAATCGTTGCGTACTTATCAGCAGGGACACCAGATGTCACAGTGCCATCACCTGCATAGATAACACCCGCATTTTGACCACCAGACCCAGCAGTATTCACCACCATTCGGTTGATGCGGATGTATGTTTTGGTTGTGTTGACGGCAGTTTGCCCGTTCAACGTCACCGTCTCGCTTATCTCTGCATAGTTCGCATCTAAGCCGGACAAGGTGACGGTACGCGCACCAGTTCCTGCGGACGTATCGTTTGCAGAAGAGCTAGACACTTTGAGCACCGTTGCAGTTTCGATGTAACTGTACAAACCGCCTTGCGCCCACACTGTCTCTAAACTGTCATCGACATCTGGGTTGAAGCCAAATTTGAAGTTGGCGTAATGCCACCCGACTTGACCACGTTTGACTTGTAGCTCAAATGGTTCTGTAGTGCCTACGCGACTGATTGATGAAATTTCCCTGGTCATAATCTAATCCCACGTCTTTGTGTTGGCTGGTACCCGTTTCGGTACGCAATAAGCCGTTATGTTTTCTTGCATCTGATAGCGGTTGTTTATTTTGGTTTTACCTGTGCTGACGTAATACGCAAACGTGTTACATCGTGTGATGTCCCGAAAGTAAAACTGGTCGGCTATTGGCTCTCCGTTTACCACCACAACCAACAAAAAGGCCATCATTTTCTTGTCAGCCAACCTAGCAAAAGTGCCAGAGTCATGGGCAAGAGAAACAGCAGCACACCCCCAATGGCAGCGTATTCTTTAACTTCTTTCCAGAACTGCTTCTTTTGAGCCGCTTTTCTAGCCAGTTCAAGCTGTTTAGCCTTTCGAGCTGATGCCATTGCCTGCATAGCTTCTTGGTATAGCTGCCCGTTACCGCTAACGGTAAACAGATCCTTGATCTCCTTCATGGTCTCTTGGATCTGCTTTTTTGCCAAGGCAGCCTTGACAGCATCAGCCTCTGACAGCTTACCCTCGTTCTGGGCGCGTTGTAGCTCTACCTCGGCACCGCCTAGCGCAGACAGAAACCCAGAGATGGACTGGATGTCATTAGTAGTCTCGGCGACCTGCTTAATCGCACTGGTAGCCGCATTTACGCCAGCTACAATCGCAGCGATTTCGCCAATCACTGTCAGCCGCCCATAAACTGTGGCAGGGCCACCGCGACAATCACCGTCACATAAACGCCCCAGATCATTAGCTCAAGCCGATCAAACCGCTTACTGCCATCTTGCAGGCGCTGCTCAATACCTTGGTACCGGACAGCGCACTCTTTCTCATGCGCTTCAATCTGAGCTATGGCCTTCTCTGTAGGCGTCATTGAACAGAAGCCTCGGCTTCACCATCTTCAACAGCCTTCACTGATTCAACGATAGCGTTGCTGTAAGCGTTTAACAGAACTTCGCGTTCTTGGATCTGCATTTGCATCTGCGAAATCTCACGGCGTAGTTCAGCAACACGGGCAACGTGCATCTGGGTCTCGACGGTTAGGTCTGACACGTTATGCTCTTCGTTGTCGATGGTTATTGTTTGCTGTTCGCTCATTACCAAGGTACTCCTTCACCTGTTGTTGGGGTTATCTGCGCGTCGATGTTGGCTTGTAGCGATGTTTCGATTGCATCTTTGTCTACGCCGTCATCCCAGCACCATCCTAACACCTGTGCCTCGGTCAAATCGGCATAGGGAGTGTAATCTGGGCTAGACGCATCGTAGGTAAACCCTTGAGTGCCGTAGCTTGTTGCAGTGTAGGTTACAGCGTCATCGCCAGTACCTTCCGTTTGCTCTGCGTTTACGCGCCAGTGAGCAGTGAAAACACCCCCATCACTCAGTTCGTAATCAGTGGTTGAAATCGTCCATGTAAATGTAGCCATTA